CGCAGATGATGTTTTCGACGTACCAGCCTTCTTCCGAGACGTCGACGACGGCGATCGCGGTTTCGTCGAGCTTCGCGTTTTTGGTGCGCTTTTTGTTGACTTCTTCAAAGCCGGCGAGGTCGATGGCGATGTAGTAGTCTCCACGGGGCTCTCGATCTGCTTCGACCCGAACCCAATCTTCTTTAAACATTTCTGAACCACGAGCTTCAAAGCTCGCCATAAATTCTTGACGGAAAGCATAACTAGACATACTCCTTTTAGCAGTATTGATTTCATCTTTATCAAGCAGAGGATTATCGTAAGAAGTAAAATGGTAGGCCGCGTAAGTTTCATCATCACCCAGCTCCGCATACTTATACAATTCGTAAAAGTGGTTCCTTCCCATTGGCGTCCCAATGAACATGGCACATCCCTTCTGATCCGCCAAAGCGGGTCTCAGGATTTGCTCGAATACATCAGGCTTCATATCCGCATATTCATCGAGCACTAAAAACTTTAGCGAGACACCTCGCATCGTCTCTGGTCTATCGGCGCCCTTGAGGCTAATGGTTGCTCCATTGACCAGTTTGATTTGGAGATTATTGATGTGACTACCAGCGATAACAGGATGACCCAACTCCAAAAGAGTTTGCCACATGATGTCCCGTGCCTGCCCCTGCGTTGGTGCAACGTAGAATACATGTCCCCTATCGGCCTGCAAAGCATTGACTATCAACATCCATGCGGCGAGGCGGGACTTACCCGTACGTCTGCCAGCCGCTACAATTTTAAATCGGGTATCGTCTGCCCAGACCTCTTGTTGCCAAGGCAGTAGTTCTATATTTAGATCACTCATGGTTAATCAAGTTCATCTAATTCTTCTTCGGTTAATTCACGCTCTTCTGCACCAGCCTGCTTAAGAAGATCGTTTAGCTCAACAGGAGAGCCAAACTTATACATCACTGCTGGAACCGCTCTTCGACCTGTCAGGGATTCAACCATATCCCACCCAGCTTGGCCCGGCGGAATTGGCACATACCTATGGTCTATATCGTACTTCGTTAGTTTAGTGCGTATTGACTTACAGCCTTTGCACCAATCTGCGCCAAGAACGATAACCATACTAGGATCCGTTAAAATTATTAAACACTACTGGCGCTTCTAGCAAATCAAAGGTAACAACTACCTCTACGTTACCTGAACTACCTGCCGAAGCTTTGATAATGTCTCCGGGCTGTAGAACAAACACGGCACTGCCGTCAATCAACAGGTTTTCCTTTGAAGATATGTTAGTACCGTTGTAGATATACACGTCTGGAGTGGGGCTGGGCTTGTCTACAAACAACGTAACGTCATTGGTAGAGTTATGTAGGTTGGCAATAAACGCCATATTCCAATGAGCCACGTAACCAGCAGGGATTTCTACGATTGTCTGCGTAGAAGTATCTGTTAGGTTCTTGTTTTTGGTGTACAGCATTAGGAATACGTCCACATGACGGGCGTTGTGTCCCTGCTATCGACGTGAACAAAGGATCTCGCCACTCCGATCCCACCAAAATTAAGCTTTAACGCTTCATGTACGATATTCATACGCTCAACGCCGTTGGTTACGCGGATATCACAGGCGATACCCTGCGAATGCGTCCCAGGCTTTTCCTTACTTGCCTCGTTGGGGTGGGTAGAATCCCTGTACCCCGAGGTAATTACGAACGGAAAGCCGCAGGCTTCGCGTAACTGGTCTAATTTCTCCAGAAACGCGTCATCCATTTCGTTTTTGTTGGTATGTGTGCAGTTAAACTCTTCTCTTTTAAAGTATTTCACCGTTGTCCCCATCAATAATGGTAGGTTGGATAGTGTTAGGATCGAAGTCACCCATAGTGGAGCCCGCATCCTTAACATCTGCCGTGCCAACTCCAGTAATGTTGATCTGAATAGCAGATTTCCCGCCATTTTGCACGACATCTTTTTCAAATGCCGCTACAGGTAGGATTCTATCCATCACTAACTTCCATGCGGCAGACTGATTCTTGTGGTCATCGTCCAATGCGGCATCGAATATGGTATCTAACACTAGCTTAGACTTGGGAGAGGCCAGCATACGAGCTTTATACTCGTTGATCTTAGCGGCATCACCTTTAGGACGGCCTACCTTACCCCTACCACCTTTAGAATTAGCGGCTAATGCTTGTCTACTGGGTTTAGTGCGCTTCTTTTCTTCTTTTATCTGCGCTTTACGACGTTGCTTGTAAGTCAAACCGTCGTCTTCGGGTACATCTACTCTTTTGTCTGTCATAAAAATTAAAGGGGTTACTTAACCAACCCGCCCTCCCTATCCTATATATATACTCGGTGGTAAACAACCCCCACCTTACCTGATAAGAATGCCAATGCAAAACGGTTATAAAAACATGAGGGGAATCAAGGATTTGGCATAAGACTAAAATGACTCTTTTTTGTGTCTGGGTGGCACCCCCCGTCAGCCATGTTTGCATATACCCCCCCCGTCCCCCAAAAAATCCCAACAATTGGCACTCGGTATGCCAAAAGATTGTGGCACGGACTATGCCAATACATTCGCAATATGCGAGGCAGAATGAGAAGGGTGAGGATGGGAATAGCACCCCCATAAGCCATAACCAATACCCCCAATTCCTAACCGATCAGCTCCAACCAAAAACCTTTTGTCACATTTCAAAAAAACTTTCCCAATTGTGACATTCCACTGTCAATATCCTTTTAATTGTCCACGAGATAACCATAATGAACTCAACCGGCAAGGAAAGGCCAGCGAAGGATACCCTTCAAAGGAGCACCGAGTACTTCACCTTTCGAGGTGCCGCCAACGTCACCAATGGACGGGTAATCATTGGGTCAGAGTTCAGGTAGAGGATCGACGTTCGAGACCATCTAAGCCGAACCAACTTAGAGCAAGGTATCTTGCTTGCCATCTGCGGGTGGCCTAGAGGTTGGCGCAAGGATGGGAACTAGTGAGACGCACGGACGCAGTACTGACAGCAAACGCTTAGGCGGTGCCAGCTACGCGCATACGGGGCAGACAATCCCGCGCACCGTTTCTCAGTGTTCAATGGGCAGACAATCCGGAGAGCAAACGAGAGACGCGGCCAGCATCGTTTAAGGGTTTACTTGTGGGCATTCGCTGAGTGCTTACAACTAAACCAACAAAACGAGGTGACAACATGCGACAGACATTCGCTGAGTTAAAACAGGTGGGCACTGGCCCATATAACGACCGCAACTTCTGCACAGTAGCGGCGCTGGCGATGGCCCTTGATTGGTCATTCGGCAAGGCTCACAGACACATGGCAAAGCATGGGCGCAAGAACAAGCGCGGAATGTATTCGGGCGTTTGGGTGCCAGCACTCACGCAAGCCGCTGAGTCATGCGGCAAGACAATTTCGGAGGTGACCGCCAACGGTTACCGAGGTATGACGATCGGGCGCTTTGCTCGTGAGTGTAGGCGTGGCGTTTACGTCATCAAGGTGCGAGGCCATGCGCTGTGCATTCGTGACGGCATCATGCATGACTGGACAGCAGACACCGCAGGCCGCCGCAAAATCATCGAAATCTACAAAATAGAGGGTTAACCATGTATTACGAATATCAGTTAGTAGAGGAAGACGGTTGTATTGTTTGCGAGGTTAAGTCGCACGACACGCGCCTTTCATACGAGGATTACGCGGCGAGATACATCGTCCCGCTATGCCGAGACCTGAGCGGAGGCGATGATGGCGAGCGCGTCTACTGGACAGAAAAATATCCTAAACAATGGGTTTAAAGCCTAGCCGATCGGGCATCTGCGGGTGTCCTTTCGGGTGCGCTTTGCACCACCAACCAACAACAGAGAGGCAAGACAATGAACAAGACGCAAATCAAGAACGCTATCAACAACGCAATGTGCGAGTTTTCAATATTGCGACACCTTGGGAACTTCGACGTATTGCGCGAGATGGAAGACTATCAGCGCAAGCAACAGCGCATAATGAAGAACGCCGCACCTTATGGCACAAAGCTGGATTCATTATCGCTAGTTGCCCGTTACTTCGTAGCCAAGAACCTAATCGACGCGGTAGACAATCCGCAACACTTCAGGGCCCGCGATATCTTGCACTGTCAACGATCCTATTTACTCGCTCACGCATTGTTAGACGCATACCCTGAGAAGGTGGCGGGCGCGGTTGAATCACTCCGGCGCTACGTCCCAGAGTTCGAGAGCCTGACTTATACGTGCGGGGAGATCGTAACGCGAGAGGAGGTGGCCGCGTGATTAACGAAAGCGAGCTATTCGGCTTCACTGTAATCGACCGGGACGGTGGCGAGGTGTTCAGCTCCGAGCCTGAATATCTCAGCTACAAAGAAGCGGAACGCGCAGGCGAGCACTCACTGTGCGACCTAAACGGCGGGAGTCTCGAGGTGTGGCTGTGGGATGACAGCTTGGAAGACGTAACCAAGACATGGGAGGTGTGAACATGTGGAAGCTAAACCTAGTAATCGGCGGCTTAATCGTAGGCACTGCCGCTCACGTCATCATCGCATTTATGGCGGCGATTAACTTCATGTGGTGGACAACGGCGCTTGCAAGTGTGGCGTCCCTTGTCGGCTTTTACTTTATTGACCAATTGGAAACCTTAAAAAGAGAGGAGTTGTAAGCATGAACTTACAAATTGATAGCGGCGTACCCATGCCGGAGAAACAAGGGAAGCGAGGCAAGTGGCAAGATGTCGCTAGCCAAATGAAGGTAGGCGACAGCGTATTCTTTGCGGATACCAGGTCAACCGATAACAAGCCGCGCAGTCTCAGAACTGCGGCTGTATCGCTAGGGATGCGCGTTAAATTCTTCGCGATAGATGGCGGTGTTCGCGTATGGAGGATCGAGTGATGAGCTTCGACAATCATTATGAGGCGTTTGTCTCCGGCCTTCTGTTGGCCGTTACCGCACCCACTGAGGAGCAATCCCAAGAGGCGCTAGCACTGGCGGAGTCTATCGCCGGACACCTAACAGCCGATCAGGTAGAGCAGGCGAAGTCCGATGCGGTCAAAAGGCTGGATAACTTTGCTTAACTTGTTTAAACTTTATGGATGTTTAGAAGGAGATAAGCATGGTACAGCGTTACTCTTACGGAGAGACGGGACAGCAGATCCGCGACGCGGCAGACAACTATCTGCACAGCGGAGAGGTCAACGTTTACGAGTTCATTTACTGGTGCGAGCGGTTCGGTCTAGCCAGTGAGGACATAATCGAAATTTTAAAAGAGGAGTTGGCAGAATGAAGCCACTACGAGAGAAGGTCATAGAAGCTTGCCCTGAGCTGGGCAACACTGAGGTTAAGCTACTAATGGAGGAGCTACGCGTTAACAGTCGCGACGAGAACGTCTATGAGGCGCAGATCAAAGTCACTGCCCGTAGTTTGTTTAGCGAGTTGTACCGCTG